ATTGTAAAAATTCTCCTTTGCAGTCTCTTTGCTATTAACTATAGTAGGTTGATATATCTTTAGTTCAGGGTGATGTTCTATCATTTTTTCTATAACTTTTCTTTTAATTAACATACATCCTGTAGGAGCGTGACTAACCTCTATAACTCCATGGTCCATATTAATATTTGTTTTATTATCTAGTTTTAGTGGAAACAAATACCCTGCTCTAAGTAAATCATCTTTTGTTTTTACTAAATCAGTATTTTTAAATTTTAACCACATTTTTTCAGTATCAATCATTTTCATAGGATAAGGACATGCGATAATATCTTTGTCTGCGCCTATCATTTTAAATATAGTCTTTGATTCAAAATCAATATCTGAATCAATAAATAGTAAATAATCATAATTATCTGCATGATTTAAAAATTCTGCTACACATAAATTTCTACCTTGTGTAACAAGTGATGATTTTAACAAACTAAAACTAACTAATATATTTTGTTTCATACATTCCATTTGAAATTTTAATACTGCTTGAGTGTAATGCATTGAAACTTCACTATGACATGGAGTGCAAACCATTATCTTAGCTATTGGTTTTTTTTCTAAATTTATTTCTATTGTTTCAGATTCTACTTTGTTATGTTCAATTGTTTGATATGTATCTTCATTGAACCAAATAGGTTTATTGTTTTGCATTTATTGCTCCTTGTAAAAATCTTGTCCAACTATTGCTTTTTACTTTCCAATCATAAAAATTATTAACAAATTTTTTCTGCATTTTTAAATGATTCTTGATGCCTGACTCATGTAAAGATAATGCAGCAATATCAATACTTTCTGCAAATTTTTTAGCTAAACTTCTATAATCATTCGAATAAGGTACATACATTGGGAACTCAGCTCCTGTTTCATATAAAGCTCCATAATTAGTTGTTACACAATAAAGTCCTGCGGACATGGCTTCTAATAAAGATATACAAGAAGTTTCTTCCCAAATACTTGGGTACACAAACAATCTGTAATCTTTTATATGTTTTTTTATGTATTCATTTGATTTGTATCCAATGTAATTAACATTGGGTAATTGTCTAGCTTGATCATATAACTCGTGATAATAATGATCATTCTGATCGTAAAAAGATTTACCGTACACTTCAGTTGATGAGTAAACATCTAGACTAATCAATGGGTTTTTAACAAGTTGCATAGCTCCAAGCAACACTGATAAACCTCTCCATGGAGTACAGTGATGTATTATTTTTACAGGCTTTCCTTTTTTATATTCTGTTTTTATAGGATCTACTTTTTCTACACCATTTTTTATAACTAAACATTTTTCTGTTGGTAATTGAAATTGTTTTATAAATTGTTCAAAGTTCCAATTTGAATTAAATACATACCAATCATACTTACTATGATTTGATTTATCTTCAAACCATGGTTTTAAATTAGGTTGATCCCAAGAATTTTTTTGCCAAAGAATATTTATTTTATTTTTATGTAAGGGTATTTGTTCTGGAACAGATGTACATATTTGAACTTTATCTAAAAGTTTAGCACTGACATGCTTTTTTAAATATTCAAATTGTAGCTCAGTCCCTCCTCTAGGGTTTTGATTCATTATCTTTTTTCATAACTTTCTGTAAAATTTCTAAACCTTTTGGAGAAACCTGCACGGTTACATCTTGCACAATATTCTCTCCTTCTTTCTTATCTTTAAAAACTTCACCTGTTTTTGTATTTCTGTATGTTACAACAGTTGTACAATTAATTTTTGTTATATCTTTATCCATTTTCTTGAGATCTATCTACCAGAAGATAGCTGATTTGTCCAGTAATCTCATTTGCTGTGCCTGCTTGAACTTTTAAAACGTCCCCTCCTTCTAAATTTAAAGGACCTTTCAACATATTTTCTGTTTCTTTATTAAGTTCTTCATAAGCAATTTTAACATCTGATCCACCTGATTTTTTTAAAACTAAATGCACATCTACATTGCTTGCTGAATCATGAACAGCTTGCACTGTTCTTACAATAGCAATAGCAGACGTAGCTATACTTAATGTTGTTGTTAGATTTGTTGTAGTTAAATCAAATGTTTCGCTTTTGTAAAAATTAGCCACTTAAAAACCACTCCTTCGCACCTTCATCATTTTTTAAATCTTCTTGAAAAGAAAAATTAAGTTGATTTTTTAAAGTATCTAATGCTTCTATAATTTGCCTTTGGTTAGAAACATCATATTCAGTTTTTGGTTCAGGTATATATACTGCTATTTTTGCCATTATCTTCTTCCATCTACTTTAGCATCAATTCTTATAGTTCCATATCTCCAGGTTTCACCTGTACTATCATTTTCTATCTTAACTGCAACAAGCCGACCTCTTGCACGTGTGTCTATTTTATCAGTTGTTGAAGTTATTGTAAAGGGTCCAAGAGGTGAACTTACCGCTGTATCACTTGGATAGTTATTTAATAGTAAAGTAATTTTTGAATTACCTGTTAAAACTTTAAAGTCAGGTATAAATCTTTTAACCGACATCATATAATCACCATCTCCTTTAAAATTTGGTGTAGTATTTGTTCCACCCATCATACCTTTTCCAGCTGTAATATCAAAATCTCCTGATTTTATAAATGCATTAATAGAAGTAGTTCCCGATGAATTTATTTGATCAGTTCCTTTTTCATGTTCATAATAAGTTGTTGCTCCATATGTTGCAGTAACACCCTGTATAGGAAAAGTAGGTAAAGCAGTTTTAATATATTCGGTTGCATATGGTAAATCATATACTCCTGTATCGATATAACTTGTTCTTGCTAATGAAGATGTAGTCCAAAGATTTTCTGCGTAATTATAAGTAACACATCTATTTACTTGTTGTGAAGCTGATGTTGGATAAAACCAATTTATTTCGTTATATAAACTATTGTGTTCAGCATATACTAACATACTAGAGTTATAGTTAATTCCTAAATTATCTCCATTTGTGGTAAATACAAAATCTTCAACAAAACATGGAATAGCTTTTACTGTACCATCAAATACAAAAAAACCACCCTCTCCTGACATCCAGAAAACTTTACCATCAGAATAACTTACTGCATTTTGTCCAATTAAACCGCAGTTAGTACCTACTTGTCTAATTGAAAATGTAAAAGGTGGACCAACATATTGTAAAACATACGCTGCTGTATCAGTTAAAACTAAAGTATAATCTTTACCGGATACTGCCCCTACTATTTCATTGCCTTGGTCTAGTCTAAATGTTCCTGCAGTATTTACAGCAGTTGGTTGATATTCGTTAAAATTTTCTTGATCAGAAAATCTAATAAACATTGGATCTTGTGTTGTTGTACTTCCTATAGTTGTTTCTGTTCCAAAATGAAAAACGTGTCTATCTCTATCTGATACACTTGTTATTCTCGATTTAGTTGGAGCATTAGTCATTAAAGTTGCTCTTTCATTCCTAGCACTAGCTGCTCCTGCATCCCATGTAAAAGTTTCTCCATTGTGAATAGTTGCAATTAATATTTGACCAAAGTTATCTAATGACCACAAACCGGGATCTAATGTTATAGTAGATGAAATTGCAGATTGTCCCCATGCAATATAATATTCTACAGTTGCACCTGAACTATGTGCTGATCTAGTTCCAGCTACAGCTCTTGTTATACCTGTTAAATTATATCCTGATATTCCAGTATATGAAATATATTCTGCTCCTACTTTTATACTTCCAGTCGTTGGAAAATTAGCAGTAGAAGTTAATGTAATACTTGTACCACTTCCCCCTGTACCAAAAGTGTTATCACTTAAAGATCCATTTAAAGTTGTTGTAAGTCCTGATGATCCTCCCCAAGCAGCTGTACCCCAACCAAGTCCAACTGTTTGAAATGTTGGTCCTACAACTACATAAGGATCAATTTGTGCAGCTCCTGTTCCTGATGTAGTACCTGCAGAATTAGTAGGCATTGTAATTTGAAATGTATTCGAAGCAATGTTTAATACTTCAAAAGTATTGTTTGTAAAATCAGTTGTTGCATAACCTGAACCTGTTGGAACTGTAACAGATGAAAAAGTTACATATCTTCCATTTTGTAATCCATGACTTACTTTATTAACAGTAACTGTAGGAGATCCTGATGCTGCACTAAAATTAGCACCAGTTATTACATCATTATCTATTGGAGTAATATCAAAAAACTCTCCTTCATAATATAAAAACAAACCTTGAGAAGTACCTAGTGCTACATATCTTTCACCTGTAAGACTAGTAAATGCATGTTGAGCACGAGCTACACCTGGTAGTGTAGTATTAGAATTTGTAAGTTGTGACCAACCACCTATTTTTTCAGGTAATCCATATCTAAATCTAACAAAGTCGCCATCTACCCATTGAGATTCACCAGCTGAGTCTGTAATTTGTTTGTTAAAACCTGGTCTAAAATTTAATCTTTGTAACATAATTATCCTGGGAATTCTATTGGGTATCGTATTACTACTAAACCTGCATTTCCTGACTCTTGTGAAGCAGGAAAACCTCCGCCACCACCTTTTCCGTAATCTGCATTGTTATAACCTGTGTTGTTTCCTGGTGTTCTTGAACTTCCGTTAGTAACTGTAGAACCTAAAGAAGTACCACCACCAGCTCCACCACCACCTAGATAATCGGTATTTGGGTTTCCTCCAGCGCCACCTCCATTAACACCTCCACCTCCTCCTCCACCACCAGAAGAGTCTCCGCTTGCGTTAACAGTTAATCCAATTGTAGTTGCTGAAGCACCTGCTGTACCACCACCTGCACCTTGAGGTGATGCAGTACCATTTTCACCACCGCCACCACCATTACCTGCAGCATAGCCCAAAGCAGCTCTTT